CTAGAAGAGCCTGGTTGATGTACTCAGTGCGAGATACCTCACACTTGTGAGCTGCTTTGGTAAGCAAGCGCAGAAGGCCGTCAGGCATTCTTAAGCTGGTGGCTGACATTGCTTTATCGTTCATGGTTTATCCTCTGTGTGTGGCCGTCCGTGGCCGTTGGTTTGGTTAAATCTCGGTTACAGTGATTTCTACTTCTTCGCCGTAAAAGGCTTCGTTTGCAAGACGCTTGGCAACACCATAAGCGCCCTTAAGAGTTTTAAGTACGTCGTAGCTGATTGATCCTGATTTGCTGGTTACTGTCACTTTGTAATTTTTCATTTTTTTATCCTCTGTGTGTGGCCGCTTTGTGCTGCCGATGTAGTAACTATAATCGAGTGCATTAATTAGTGCAATATACTAGCGCAAAGTAATACACAATAGTTTGTATTGATGAATGGATGATTAATAGATTTTATTGAAAGGCAAAGTTCATAATGGGTGCAATGGTCTGCGCCTATTCACGTTAATAGATTTAAGGTACAATCAGGAGGCCAGAATCCGACTGGCATATCCTGTTGTGTGTGTGGTTTTTTTATCGCCCCTGAAACATGGGGCGTTTTTTAATAGGGGTAATGTATGCCAATGAAGAAGGGTTACGGAAAGAAAACGGTCAGCAAGAACATCAAGACAGAGATGGCCGCTGGCAAGCCACAGAAGCAGGCTGTTGCAATAGCCATGAGCGTGGCTAAGAAGTCTAAGCCAGCGAGGTATGAGTGAGCAAGTTCCCGTCTATAAAAACGGTCTCGGTCGCTGACTTGATTCCCTATGCACGCAATAGCCGTACTCATAGTGAAGAACAAGTCACTCAGATCGCGGCTTCCATCAAAGAATTTGGATTCCTGAATCCAGTTATTGTTGACGGCGAGAACGGCATCATTGCCGGTCATGGTCGCGTCATGGCTGCAAAGAAACTCGGCATGACAGAGCTACCAGCGGTTGAAGCATCACACCTCACAGACGCACAGCGCAGGGCTTACATCATTGCTGATAACAAGCTGGCACTGAATGCAGGCTGGGATGATGAAATGCTGCGGGTGGAGTTTGCAGAGCTTACCGAGGCGGGTTTTGATTTGGATTTGACCGGCTTCTCTTTGGACGAGATCGGGGCTTTGCAGATTGAGGAGATACCGCCAGGGCTTACCGACGAGGACGCAGTGCCAGATGTGCCAGTCACGCCCGTTACCGTAGAGGGCGATGTGTGGCTGCTGGGGCGGCATCGGTTGATGTGCGGGGATAGTACCAGCATTGATGCGGTTGAGCGGCTGATGGATGGCCGGAAGGCTGACATGGTCTTTACTTCGCCGCCATACAACGCAGACGCAAAAGCCGGTCAGGGCGACATCTTCAACAAGAAGAAAAGCGTTAAGCTTTACGCGGATGGATATTCCGACAAGCTGCCATCGCAAGAATATGTTGATTTCGCAGCTTCTGTCCTTGAAATATGCTTTGCCGTGACGGACGGCTTTATTTTTTGGAATGTTAGCTACAACGCAAAGTCGCGGTTCGAATACATTCAGCAAATATCCAACCGGCTTCCGTATCTTGTGGAGCAGGTTTGCTGGAAAAAGAGCAGCACCATACCGTTCAAGGGTTCCTTGATGCGCGATTGGGAGCCGATTTATGTGTTCTCGACCAACAAGCAGCCCGTTTCAGTGAAAGAGGTCACAAGCAATTTCTGGCAGGTGAGCAACAGGGGAGCGCAGGCTGAAAACCACAAAGCTTGCTTCCCAGTAGAATTGCCGCAGCGAGGCATTGGCATCGTGGCAAAGAATACGGGTGTAGTTTTTGAGCCGTTTGGTGGGTCTGGAACGACTGCCATCGCCTGCGAGAAAACAGACCGCGATTGCTACATGATGGAACTCGACCAAAAATACTGCGATGTCATCATCAAACGCTGGCAAGACTTTACCGGCAAGCAGGCAACGCTTGAGGCTACCGGCGAGACTTTTGTGGAGCTAACTAATGTCCGGCTCCCCTGAACACATCCCAGACGACAAAACCCGCGCCGAGGTCTCCGCGCTGTGCGCCTATGGTGTGCCGCAGGAGGAGATCAGCGTTTACATTGGCATTGATGCAAAGACGCTGAGAAAGCACTACAGGGCAGAGCTGGACTCGGCCAAGGTCAAAGCCAACACCAAGGTGCGCCGGTTCCTGTTTGAGGCAGCAACAGGCGATGCCATGAGCAAGGGCGCAACATACGCGGACTGCCTGCGCGGCTCGATGTTCTGGGCTAAGACGCAGATGGGCTTCAAGGAAAGCGATCACCTGTCTATAGGCGGCGACCCCGACAACCCCATCTCCCTGCTGCTGGGCGAGATCAAGGGCAGAACGCTGGGGCCAAAATGACTGACACAGCCAGCGACCTGAAGACCATGTTAGCGGACCCCATGTGGAGGCTCACCAGCGGGTGCCTGTACAAGATCATGATCAAAGGTGACGATGGCGAAGAAGACCTAGCAGTGCCATTTATTCCCAATGCGTCCCAGATCAAACTGCTGGAGAATATGCACCACCGCAATATCATCCTCAAGGCTCGCCAGCTTGGCTTCACCACTCTGATTGCTATCTACTTCCTTGACTGCGTTCTGTTCCGTGATAATGTCCGAGCCTCAATCGTTGCCCAGACCGAGGGAGTGGCAAAGACCATATTCCGCGACAAGGTGCAGTTTGCCTATAACAACCTCCCCGCAACGCTGCGGCAGGTCATGCCCCTGGCTCGCGATAGTCAGACCGAGCTGCTGTTCGCACACAACAACAGCGCAATCTCAGTGGCAACCAGCGCAAGGGGCGGTACGCTTCAATATCTGCACGTTAGCGAGTTTGGCAAGATATGCGCGAAATTTCCCGACCGAGCCAACGAAGTTATTACCGGATCAATCCCTTCAGTGACCAGCAACGGCGTAATCTTTATTGAGTCAACCGCAGAGGGGCAGGAGGGCGCGTTCTATGATATGTGCCGCTTGGCTATGCAGAAGGAACAAAGCGGAAACACGCTCACGCAGAAGGAGTTCAAGTTTAACTTCTTCCCTTGGTGGGTTGAGCCGCGCTACAAAATGCCATCTGCGGGGGTGGTGATTACCGCAACCGATAACGATTACTTCGACAAGATTGAGCAAGATCAGGACTGCATACTGAGCCAAGAGCAACGCGCCTGGTGGTGTTCAACCCGTGACTCAGACTTTAGCGGGCAAGCAGACAGGATGTGGCAGGAGTATCCAAGCACTCCAGAGGAAGCATTCCAACAGTCAACCGAGGGCTGCTACTACTCAGCGCAGATGACAGCCCTGCGAAAACAAGGCAGAATAACAACACTACCTCACCGGCCAGGCTATCCGGTTAACACCTATTGGGATATCGGCTCCTCTGATGGTACTGCGATCTGGCTGCACCAAAGGGTAGGACAGAACGATAACTTCATTGGGTTCATCGAGGGCTGGGGTGAGCCTTACGCGCACTATGTCAGTGAGATGCAGAAGACTGGATACGTCTGGGGTGTACACTACCTCCCGCACGATGCCGGTCATGTGCGACAAGGCCAGCTTGCCAACGTCTCGCCGCAGCAGATGCTAGACCGGCTTGGGCTGAAGAACATCGAGCTGGTGCCACGGGTCGATGAGATCAATCATGGAATACAAGTAACCCGCGATGCGTTCGCTACGGTCTGGTTCGACGAGACAGCCTGCAAAGCCGGGATTATTCATCTGGACAGATACCGAAAGCGGTGGAGTACAACCAACGGCAGGTTCATGGATGCGCCATTGCATGACGAGCATTCTGAGGGCGCAGACGCTTTCAGGCAGTTCGCTCAAAGCAAGAAGGGCGAGAAAGTGCAGGTCAAGCAAATTAATTTTAAGGGGTGGTCATGATGGCTAAATACACAGAGACTGATTACCAGATCGACTTTAATAGTCATCAGACAGTCTTGAATCTACTCTCTGCCGCACAGGAGGCTGATCACGATAACCGTGAGAAAGCGCGTGAGGCCAACCTGTTCTGCGATAAGCGTGACGGCCAGTGGGAACCTTACTGGTGGACTAACAACGCTGGCAAGCCAAGATACACCTTTGACATGGTCAACCCTATTGTCGATCAGGTGACTGCTGAGATTGAGCAGGCAGACTTTGACATCAAGGTCAGCCCGATGTCTGGCCCAGCGTCCAAAGAAACAGCAATGGTCATTGATGGTCTGGTTAGAAACATTGAGGCGATGAGTCGAGCCAAGGACATCTACATCAACGCTGGTCGCGGCATGGCAACGGCTGGCTACGATGGCTGGATGGTGTCGCACAAGTACACTGACCCACAGTCGTTTGATCAAGACCTAGTAATCGAGCCGGTGGCTAACTTTATTGATCGCGTATGGTTTGACCCTGCTGCCTACCTGCAAGACAAGTCTGACGCTCAGTATGCGTTTTTGCTTCATGCTATGTCTGTCCAAGAGTACATGAAGCGATACCCAGAAGGCTCTCAGGCATCCGTCTCAATCGACAGAGAGGGCGAGGCATACTACGACAAGGCCGAGGTTATCGTTGTAGGGCAGCTCTTCTACGTTGAGCAGCAGGCATGTGAACTTGTGCTAATGAGCAATGGCGCTGTCTACTCTATTGACGATGACTATGAAAAGGTCAAGGACGAGCTAACGGCACTGGGCATCGAAGAAGTCAGGCGGCGTGAGGCATACAAGACTGTTGTCTGCTCACACTTCTTTGATCAGACCGACTGGTTGGAAGAGAAAGAAGAAACCATATTTGATCGCATTCCGATCATCCCTGTTTACGGTAACTATAAGATCGTTGAAAACAAAACGATCTATTGGGGCGTGGTTGAGAAGCTACTTGATCCACAGCGTGTGTTGAACTACAGCCTATCAAGAGAGATTGAGGAAGGCGCATTAGCTCCAAGAGCCAAATACTGGATGACGCTTACTCAGGCTGCTGGGCATGAAGACACACTGGCTACGCTGAACACCAACTCTGATCCAGTGCAGTTCTACAACAACGATCCAGAGATGCCAGGCGCACCACAGCAGCAGGGGGGCGCACAAGTTAACCCAGGGCTAAGAACCATCTCCGAGTCAATGCGCCAGATCATTGGTCAGACTGCTGGCATGTTCGCAGCAAACATGGGAGATAACCCTGGCTTACAATCAGGTGTGGCAATTGAGCGTCTTCAGAGCAAGGGCGACAACGGCACAATCAAATACTTCAGGGCGCTTGAGTCTGCGATTGCGGCCACTGGTGACCTGTTGGTCAAGGCAATACCGAAAGTGTATGACGCGCAGAGAACGGTCAGACTGCTCTATGAGGATGGCTCAACAGAAATGCAGGTTCTCAACGAGCCAGTCATTGATAACCAGACAGGTGAGATCATTACCCTGAACGATCTTACAAAGGGTCAATATAGTGTTACCTGTCGAGCTGGCGCATCGTTCCGCAACCGTCAGCAGGAAACCATTGAGACAATCATTGAGATTGCCAAGGTTGATCCGTCAATTATCGGCATGGCTGGCGACATCCTGCTCAACGCCATCCCAACCAGCGCAGCTACCCAGATCGGTGAGCGTAAGCGTCTCCAGATGATGTCACAGGGTCTAATACCGCAGTCACAGATGACTGAGCAAGAGATCGCACAGCTACAGCAGAGCGCACAGGGTCAGGAGCAGCAGCAAGACCCAGCAATGGTACTGGCTCAGGCTGAGATGGCTAAGGCGCAAGC